TTGGTTGCTGAGATGAAGGCAGATTCGTTCTTTAACCTAGACGACATGCAGCAAAAGATCGTGATTGCGTTAATTGATGTTTACAAACAACAGATCGAGTTTAGACAGCAACAACAAATGCAGATGCAACAAGCGATGATGGAGGCTCAAGGGGGTGGCGGTGGAGGACAACCTAGATAATGGCAGTATTTAATAACCAAAATAAAGCTAATAACCAAAATAAAGCCAAGAATAATCAAAGTTTGGTAGGTGATGAAAGCTGGAAGAAACAGTATAGTCACTTAACTCCTGAACCTGCTCGATTTTCTATGCCATATAAACCACATAGTAGATACATGGATAAATATACGGCGTCTAAACCAAATCGTGCCGCCAATGAATATCACCGTGATAAGACAACGAGGAATCCAATGCGCCAAACAGAACACAGCGCATTGAATGAAAATGCAACAATTATGACGAGTGAGGGGCGCCAAAATTTGGGAGAAAATTATAACACCCCCTTCGCCAACAAGATTAAAAAAGCAAAGTATCGTACAGAGCTTAAAACAACAAAATGATTTTATTCTTAGATGATAGCCCCGAACGGGCAGCCGTTACATATCAAAGGATGTCTAAAGAGGACAGGGATAGTACGATTTGGTGCCGAACTGTCCAAGAAACAATTACCACTTTATGGGACTATAGAGACGTGTTGACTCGTGTTTATTTAGATCATGATCTTGGTGGTGAAACTTACGTAAATACTAAGCGTGAAGATTGTGGGATGGAAATTGTTCGATATTTAGAACAATTGCTTATAAAAGATCCGATTGAATTTAAAAGATTTGAACAAATTAAATTTATTGTTCATTCGTGGAATATAACAGCCGGAGCTAAAATGCGAGATAGGCTAATAACTATAGGTTTAAACGTAGATTTTAAACCATTTGGAACGAGGTAAAATATGGCTAGTGGAAGATTTGGATCAAAAGGACAAGCATACAGAGCGATTAAGAGAAGCCGCAAATCAGGCGGAATCTTTGGATCAAAAGCTAAAGGTACTCCCCCGGCATCTCCTGAAGTTAAAACAGCTTCAGACGGCCAAAAAAGAGTTTTCTCTACTGCGCCTAAAAGTGGAACGATTGTTTTTCCTACTATTCCGAAAGCAAACAAGACTTCAGGAAGTTCTGCCGGGCCCGCGAAAAGTAATATTAAAATTTCACCCGCTCGGCCTGCTGAAAATGCTGGTGCAACCACAACCGCAGCCACAGCCGCACCCACATCTACGGCCGCTCTAAGAACTTCAACTTCAACCGCCGGAACTCAAAGTGGTGGATCAAGAGATATGGTTGCTACAGTCCTTAGTGGTGCCGCTGGTGCCGCTGTAGGTGTCGCAGGATTAAAGATCCGAGATGCCCTTAGAAACCGTAATGTTCGACGTGTTTGGCGCGTCGCGGTGCCGGATCGCAAGGGACAACTTGGTAGCGGTCCTAAGCCTAAACTAATTGGTTCTGGAACAACTATTTTAATGGGACCGGGTAAGGGGGCAGAAACAGAAAAGATTGGGAGTGTAAAGCCTTCTAATCCTGCTGCCGCTAAACCTCAAGTAAGTGCAAAAGTACCTCCCATTAAAGTCGTTGTAGCACCTAAACCTAAAGTAGCACCCAAAGCAAATCTTCCTAAAGCTGCACCACAAGAGGGCTCCGCTAAGACAGCCGGGGCCTCGAACACTAAGCCTGCGGTTACAGCAAAGACACCTCAGCCTTCGGCCCGCACCTCTGGGACTGCACCAGCCCCGCCTGAGGTTGCGGCCGTGGTGCCCCCTAAGGATGCTGGAAAGGGCAAGCTAATTGGGTATCGAACCTCAGAAGGTAAGGTTCTAGGTGTAGAAGCAAAGACTCCACCAGCAAAGACTCCACCCCCAGTAGTAAGACACACCGCTTTTGGAGCAGTAGAAACGTATCCTCCTAAGGCCCCTGCATCGCCTCCTAAGCCCAAGTTACCGACCGCTCGGCAGCCTGATGCCCGCGCACCCGCGCGCGCCCAGGAGAGCGGCCCACGCCTTCCGAAGGGCTGGGGCTTATCGACCGCTCGGCAGCCTGATGCCCGCGCACCCGCGCGCGCCCAGGAGAGCCCAAGCCACGCAGGCAACGATAGAACAGTTATGGAAGCGGAACGTACTAGGCTTAAGACGGAAAATGCTGAGTTAAGAGTAAGGGCGAAGCTTCCTCCCACATCTGGGGCTCCCCCAGAAAATGCAGCCAGCGCAGGACCAAAGCCACCAGAAGGGGGCAAGGCTATCTTGAGAAAGAGAGGTAGAGGTGGTCGCGCCGGTAGAATGCAAGCAGAGGCATCGGCCGCACAGGCAGCTAAACGCGGTGGAACTCCGCTCCCTCTAAGAGTACAGGCTGCGCCTACAGAGTCTAGTTTAACTAAAGAACAAATTGCTCAAGAACAGGCTGGGATGAAAGCAGAGCGGGAAGGCGCAGCTTCACGGGGCCGCCCTGGAAAGGTTCGCGCTGCCCCACAGAATCCTACTCCTCCCACCACATCCACCGGCCCAACAAATGCAGAACTTCAATCAATTGAATCTGACATGAATAAGGCGGCTGGCGAAGTAGCTCGCAAACGCCCAACCATTAAACCACCTAAGACCCCAGTATTTGAATCTGAGGCTCCCGTAGGATTAAAAGATACCTATGAGGCTAAGGGAACAGATGCCTCCCGTAAAGCAATGATCGAAGATCATATGAAGAAGGAAGGTTATACAAAGATTGTTGGACAAGGAGACGAAGCTCAAACCGTTAAGGTAGGCCCTAAGAAGGGTCGTGCCGCTCAACAAAGGGCAGCGGCTTCTAAAGCTGCATCAGTAAGGGCCGCTAAAGCAGCTCCTAAGCCTGGGGTAGCGGCTGTTGTCGCTAAGCCTAAGGTCGGATCTGCGGCTAAATATAGGGCATCGCTACCCCCCAGCACAGGTGGAATTGGAGGGAAAATCCGCGGTGGTGGAAATATCGCGAGCGGAATTGGTACATTTTTCATGTGGAAGGCATTTCAAGATGAGATGCGAGCTGCAAAAGCTAGACGTGATGAACGCCGTAAGAAGGGCACAATAACAACAACAAGTGGTCTTATATAATGTTAAGGGTCTTTGATACAAAAGGACAACAGAAATATGCCCGCGGTAAAATTAATGTTCCAGGGTCCGAGGCTAGAAACAAAGAATACCGTCGGATACACATTAAAAATCGCGAAAAGGGATATCAAGAAAGAATAAAATCTCGTGATGAAAGAGTTGAAAAAGCAGGTGGAAAACCGTCTCAAGGTGTCTTTTCAAAAGCTTTAAGTAAAGTTCGTAATACTAAAGCGCGTGAAAAACTAAACGAAATAAAAACCCGTAGACAAGGAGATTCTGAAAGAAAGTCTAGAATTTCTTCTAAAAATAAGCGCCCCGGAACACAGATATTTTAAATGTGGGGAATCTTTGAAAAGAAAACCCGTAGAAGAGTCAAGCCAGAACAATTACGCCCAGATGGAAGCAAGAAAGATCGAGGGTTCTTAGGCCCTAAAAAAGTTCATGGTGGTGGAGTAGCTACTGAATACTCTGTGGGTGTTCCTATTAATGGAAAAGAAATGGATATTCCAACTCTTGTTCCTACATTAAATAAAGCTGAGCGCACGATTATATTAAAAGATGTAATCCCAAATAGAAAAAAGTTACCGAAATCTGTTGTGAGTAAGGCTGCTGCTCATGCAAAGAAGAGAATTAAGGAAGGTAAAAGCCCATTTTTTGACTCTCGAAAAGATAGGAAGAAATAATGCCCTATAAGCCAGAAACACTTAAAAAAGCAGGAGAGGCTTTAGCTAAAGCTAACCCCAAGCTCCCAATATACAACCCAGATAAAATTAATGCTGGGGGTGCTTCGGCACTATCTCGATTAAGAAGATCAGAACCAGAAAATGTTGCTGAAGCAAATAGAGAACGTCGTTATAAAAGAAGATTTAATCAAGATAAAGCTTCTAGAGCGCGAGTGGATAAATTTCATAGGGAACATCAAAGAGATATTCCAGCTTCTAAAACTGTGCAGGTTACCGCAGAACCAGATCCTAAACTTGAAAGATTCCAAAGAGCTAGAGATAGAGCGGAGAAGAGGCATAACGCATCGGTTAAACAATCAGCTAGACCCGAAAGCAATAGAACCCCCCAATACACAAGATATGCTAGAGGTCTTTCTCGTGCAGCCTCTAGAGTTGGTAAGGGTCTAAAAGGTTTAGGCGGTATTGGCCTCTTCAGTGAATTTAAAGACTTTCAATCACAAATGCGGAAGTCTAAAAAAACTAGAGAAGATTATAAAAAGAAGGGTCTACTACCCGGAGGTTCTACATAATGGCTGAACAATCACCCGTAGATCCCCCAGCATCCGGTATTCTGGGGATGAATGATAAATTAGGAATTTTAAAGAAACCTATTAAAAAGGTTCCTTTCCGTCGGCCGGGGTTTGGGACAGTCCCACCTCTACCTCAATTACCAGATATTGCTCTACAACAGCGAAAATCTAACAATGAAATAGCTCCCGGTGGGGCAGATAACCCCATAACTGGTCCTGGTAGTCCTATAGATAAAATGAAAAATAAAGTTGCCCGAGGCCGCTTGGGTGGACGCAAGGAGATAATTTAATGCCTGAATATAAGCCTATGACTTTGGAAGAAAAGAAGATGCTTAGGGAAAAGCTAGATAGAATTAGTAAAAGATTAACTACTTTTAGTAAAAAATATCCAGATATGGAAAAGTCTGCTCCGAAGATTCCCAAGAAGAAGCCTCTCTTAAAAAGAAAAGAAAGCATTGTAAATAAGAATGCACGGCCGCAACTTGAGCAATTAGAAAAAGAAGGGTATTAAATGTCTACTATAATTGAACAAATGAAAAAAAGAAACAAAAAGGTTAAGGAGTTGTTAAGTAAGATTTATGAGACTGGAATATTTTCAGGTAAAAAACCTACTCCTATTCATATCCCACCCCCTAAAGCAAGAACCACCATTTTAGAAAGAAATAAAAAAAACTAATGCCAGAAGTTAAAATTACTCCAAAGAAGCCGGTTGAGCCCAAACCCCCTTTTAGTCTCCCTGAAGTTATTAAAAAATTCTTTACAATTGATAAAAAACCCAAGCATAAGTTACCTCGGGGTATTCTTAACGAAGGCCAGAGAAAACAACTTGAAGAGCTAGGTTACTTAGATTAATTTAGAATAAATACTGTTTGCCCATCCCGGGCAGCCCCGGAACCGTTTTCCCCCTCCCACGGTTCCGGGGTTTTTTTAATTATAATCCTTGACAAATACTAATTTAAAGCAGATAATTAAATAGAAGCGAAGAATAACCTTCCGTAGTTACGTGCGTTTTGGCTCGCTTCTCCATGTAAAGTGTTATTCATATCCGGCAATCATCAGCCGAAGGGAGGACAAAAAGATGGATAATGAAACAGGCGCAGATATTTCAGCAAAACTAGAGCAAGCAATCGCTGGGGATGTTGAAACAGTAGAATCGCCATCTACTGAAACTGGAACAGAGACATACGAAACCACAAAAGAGGGTAAAAAGGGACCAAATACGGTACCTTATTCACGTTTTAAGGAAGTTAATGATTCTAAACGAGAACTTCAGGAACAGTACACTGAACTTGAAGCTTCTTTAAGAGATCAGACATCATCCTTAACGAGACTTACCGAAATGCTGGACGAAACCAAAGAAGATGCGGACCTCGTTCGCGAGATTCGTGCATTGGCAAATGATCCCAAAATGCTACCCCATATTCGGGCTCTTGATAACAAGATTAAAGGCATTGAAGAAGAAATTGAGGAAACAGGTGAAGTTAGTACTAAAACACTTGACAAAACCCGTCAATTCCTTGAAAGTAAACAGAGTGAACTTGCTGAAGAAATGGCTGACCAGCGACTAGAGATAATCACACAGAGAGCCGATGCGTTTGCTGTAAAGTGGTTAGATCAACTGCCAGAAGAATACACGGAACAAGATAGAGAGATTATCGGAAAACTATGGGCCGATGCCGTAGATATGGACAATCTCGCACAAGACCCCAGTCAACTTCATGAGGTCTTGAGAACAACGTTCCAAGAAACAATTGATTATTTTGGCGTACCTCGCGGTGGTTTAATAGATCCTGCTGATCCAGATAGTTACGAAGTTGAAATCGAAGAAAAGCCTACCCTAACTCCTCAAGAGGAGCTACAACAAATCATTCAAGGCAAAAACTACGGTGGATTTAAGGAAGTCGAAGTTGGAGGTCGAAAGATTCTTCAATCTGAAATTTCTGATGATGAATTCGCCGCAGATATGGGCCGAGCAATGAAAGTTGGCAGGAAATAATTAAAGTTTAATTAGATCTGATGGGAATGGCGGAATATTGGAGACAACATTAAATGATTACCTTTGAAACTCTAGGTGATATGTTACTCCGTCGATATGTGGTTGATTATATTGCTCAAATGCAGCAACTCTCTGCGCCTATTTATACTAGACTTAGAGAAAATCCACGTTTCGTACCTACGGGTGACGGAGCTTATTTCCCAATCAGAATCGACGGAAATGAATCAGGTGGTGGTTGGCGTGGAACAGACGACAACTCACTCCCTACAGCCGGTAACGAACGCATCAAGCAGGCTCGTGTACGTCCTAAGAAGTACTACCACGTAGTAACCTTCTCTGGTCTTGCAGAAGCCGTATCCCGTAAGGGTGGTGAAGATGCTTTCGCTTCGGGCATTACCGACGCTATTTCACAATCTGTGAAAAGAGCTGGTGCAAACTTCGAAACCGTATTCCTTCGCGGAGACGGTACAGGACGTTTGACAAATGAATCAGGCGGTTCATCAGGTGACACAGTAGTTGGAGTTGACGATGCTCGTCCATTCCGTTCTGGTCAGGTTGTTGAATTCCTGAATAACACTACTGGTCTACGACAGGCTGGCCCTGTTACAGTGCTAGCTAGAGACGTTGCTAACTCAACAATTACAGTATCAAGTGCTGTAACTGCTACAAGTGGTGATGGTATCTATATTGCTGGTGAACAGAGTGGTTCAAGCGCACCTCAGGAAGTAACAGCTCTTGGTCTTCCAGCCATCGTATCTGCTACAGGTACAATCTATAACCTAAGCCGTACAACATACCCTGTTCTACAGTCTAAGGTTATTCCGGCTGGATCTACAGCCCTTGATGAGTCTCTCCTAAGACGACTCCGCAAGCGGCTAATGGTTGAAACTGACACCGCAGCAATGGACGGCTTCGTAATGATTTCTAACTGGGATCAGTACGACCGTTACACTGAAATTGCTCTACCTTTCCGTCGTTTTAACGACATGAAGCTAGAACTTGGTGCTCAGCAAGAACTTACTACATTCGAAGGTCGTCCTTGGTTAATCTCTTGGGCAGCCCTACCGGATCAAGTATACCAGATCAACCTGGGAGCAGTCGAAAGAGGCGTTGTACGTCCACTAAGTATTGACGAAAGAGTTAACATGGCTTGGGTACCAGGCACAGACTCATTCACAGTACTGTTGAAGTACTACGGCGAAAACGTTGCTCGTATGCTTAACCAAACAGCAAAGATTACTGGTCTAACAGTACCTACTTACTAAACCTAAGTCGGCTAGTTAAAACAGTATCAATACAGAGGAGGGTTCGGTATAAACCCCGGGCCCTCCTCTATTTTATAATAAGGAGATTTACTATGGCTGACGCAGTAGTAACACCCACAAATAGTCTAGTAGTAGATGATAGAGCGGGCAATTCTTATATTATTTTCGATGTGAGCCACACTTCAGGAAATGATACTAGAGTTGTTGTTCCTGATTCCGCGGTATCCGTTGCAGAACTTCCTGGCACACACGCAATTCAGACTTTGAATGCTGTTGCTGGAAGTGCGACTTCAGAAGTTGCTGTGACTACAAATCAAATGGCAGTTGGTAACAATACAAGCCTTGCTGCAACTACTACGGGACTTGGGTTCGCTTTTCAGACCGATGATGGTGTAAAGCAGGTTCATATTGATACTCTATCAACAACAGGCACTTATAAGCTTGTAGTTCGATGTATCGGAAATGCAGCAGGTTCTGGTTCTACCGGCGCTGCTGGCCTATAAGGAGATAATTTAATGCCTAAACTATTTCCATCAAGACAAGAGTTCGTAGATCTACGAAACGGCGAACAGGTTGTAGTTACTAAAGTAACTATCGTCAGTTCTGCCGACTTCGTATCTATACCAACCGCTCTGGACGCATCTATCTTACAATCAGCTAAGGCAACGGCCGATCCTACTTTCTACCTAACAGGTAGAGACACCGTTTTCAATATTGATGGTGCCACAGTCGGAGATGAACTAATTGTTACATCTAGACACACTGGTATGCTCAACTTTGATAAGGGAGATTCGGCTTAATGCGAAGAGGTGCAATACTCATTGCATTAGTTGTCGGCGTAAGTTGTGCTTCGGCCGCAGGGATTGGGACATTTTGTCTCAACCCCGACGGGTCGGCCACACAGTGGTTAAATGAAAAAGGACAAAACCCAACATTCACAATCTATACAGAATTTGTAAAGAATCAAGTGTTTGGTGTTTGTCCAGTAATAGCTTCCGAAGTGGAAGCGGAATAATTTAAGGAGAATAAAATGGCAAATGGTGATATTACTCACGTAAAGGTCCAAGGACGTTTCACACTTCCGGGGACTGGAAGCTCTTTAACTGGTACATCTAAGAACAATAAAGAAATTGTTTGGGGTGAACTTTCAGCAACATGGGCCGATACAACAGGGTTAGACCTAAACGAGTCAGGAGGCCCTAAGGCTTTTGGACTAGAAACACTTGACTTTGTTTCATTTAATGTTAAATCAGTTAATGGTGTATTTAACATCGACGAAGGAATTTGGACTGCTGAATATAACACAAGTACTCAAAAAGTATATGTAGTTCTTGACGGTCTAACAAATCCGACATCCGAAGGACATGTTTGTGTAATGGGATTCCTCGCTATCGGCGACAGCGCCTCTACAGCAAGCTTAACATAATAGGCTAACGAGTTAAGGGACTGGGCTTCGGCCCAGCCCCTATTCTCATATGAATTTACGTTGTGCAGATTGCGGTGCTTCTATTCAAAGGAAGAGTCATAGGGGCAAACCCCCTAAGTACTGTCTTTCGTGTAGAGAAAAAAGGCAAGAGCCTTATGCAAAGGCCGCGCGGGAACGTAGAAAAGAAGAACCTTACAAAAGGAGATAATAATGGCAGAAAGAACACTGGCTGAAGTTGCAACTGCGGCTGGACCTTCTATGGTTGCTGGAACAGAAGAAGAAGCGTTTGTTCGTTTTATTGATGTTCGTGGACCATATAAAGTAGAAACTTTGTATTTTCAACAAGCTGCTTTAAATGATTTTAAAGCTGCGGACACATTCAAGAGTCAATTAGCACATCCACTATTTGCAGAAATCACCCCCGTTCAAGATCTTGATGGGACTGCATTAATTGGTTCTGTAGATTTGACTTCTGATGAATCAAACACAAACTTTAAACAACTTACAATTAATGATTGTGAGGGAATTAACGGTCTTGGTATTTTAATTAAAGTATACGGATTCTAAACAAGCTTAAAGGAGGGGAAATCTTGGTTAGGCTACCTAATAGAATGAGGCCGCGGGGAAAATATCGTAAATTTTCCCCCGGTCTTGATCTACCATCTTGGTTTTATTATGATCTTAAAGGAATAGATGAGAAATTTTTTCTTGTTTATCACAAACACAACGTCATGTGGGAAGATATTCTTAATGAATATGAAGGCGAACTTGACAATACTAGATTTATTATTAATCATAAATTTGGTGAATTAAACTTCGGCCTTGTGACGAGCAGCAATGGAGATGGGAAACCAGATCCAGATAATCATTGGCATCTATGGAGAATGTGTGACCCGCACGGGTGGGCTCATATTGTAAAAATAGAAGACGATCACGGTGAATATTTAAATCTTCTCGTTCGTAGACTCTACCTACAGGCTAAATTTGCTGATAAGTACGGACACCTTGCGTGGAATCGAAAACTCGAAGACGATCAAGACGCTGTTCGAATTCAAATGCAAAATGATAGAGATGATCTACAAAATCAAATTCAAAATGAAAATAAATGGCTTGTAAAAAGAGCCAAAGAGAATTATGATCGAGGAATTATTAATCCGACCCGACCCCAAAAAGACATCATTTTCAGTGGCGGAGGTGTTAATACTAAACGCTCTAAGATTACTAGAGATATTACTGATAAAGAAGGTGGGTTGATTACAGGTATAAATGAATAAGAAAACTTGTCCAAGTTGTGACGATACTTACCCAACTACAGAAGAATATTCTTAAAGAGGGCTATTTCTTATTTAGAAAAGGAGTAAATAAATGGCTGCACAATTAACGGGTACATTTTCGAATTTTCTTATTAGAGTACGACGCTATCTTAATGAAGATACAGCTGAGAAAAGTCGTTGGAGTCAGGAGTTCTTAAAACACCTTTTTAACACCCAATATCGAGTTCGGTCTGCTGAGTTAGAAATGGCCCACGAAGGTTATTTTACAATTGTAGCAACACGCGATATTGTAGCAAATCAAAATAGATATGCTTGGCCCTCAAGTTTTCAACGACTTTTCAAAATGGAAATCGTTAGAGCTGACGGTCGGCGCGTTCCTATACAAAGAGAAGAAAGACACTTTGCCAGTCTTAACATCCCCAGTGCTGGGGGTGATGAATGGTTGCCCGACTACCGTCCGGTAGGTTCGGGTTTTATGTTAGAGCCTGCTTCAACTCAGAGTATTACAAACGGTCTACGTATTGAGTATACTGGTATTCCTGAAGAGTTAATTGATGATGGGGACACCCTTCATTCGGATTTTCCTGCGATGCTAGATGAAATATTGGTACTTGATACGGTCGTTGTGGCAATGGACGCGGAAAGATATCTAGAATCTAGTCCTGGTCAAATGGATAGTGTACAACGACAGCGTATGGAGTGGCAAGTGAAGTGGGAACGTTTTATAGACGGTAGAATGGTATCCACTCAGAAAGTAATCCCATTTATTCCTTCTTATTTGGATGCATAAATGTCTTCGATTAAAGACCTAGAAGGTGTTTATAGTCCAACCCAAAAGGCACGTATCTCGCGTAAGCTATCCCAGCGGGCTGCTGATCTTCTCGAAACTAGGGTTAAAACAACCCCCCTTAAGGGTGGAGTAGATGATTTTGATCGACAGTTATTAGGACGTTCACCATTTAAATTTAAGGCTTCTAGAGGATCCCAGAGCGTAGAGGGGATCGGTGCGTATTCCAAGCCTCAAAATAATTTCAAAGGAAATATTGAAATTGAAGGGGTTGTAAGCACCCCACATGCAGAGGCCGCTCGCCGAAAGGGAGATTCCGGTGCATTCGAAGAAGTGCATAAAGTAGCTAAAAATAAGGCGATGGACCCGAAATTTGTAAAAGAAGCAGCCGTCGCTCTTAGTAAACCCTATCCTAAAGCTGATATAGTACACGGGCATCGAGTTACCGGGATGAGATCTCGATCAAATCCATTTCAAAGTATTGATTTAAAAAAAGCCAAAGCCGTTGCTGAACGGGCTGGGCGCATCGGGCGCCGGTCGGCCGGTAAATTAAGTGTGCTTGGAACTCTTGCGGATTATAAAGACTTTCAATCACAAATGCGCGCAGCAAAGAAAATTAGAGATGATTATAAAAATAAAGGACTACTCCCTGGAGGATCAACGTAATTAATGGGCCTTCCCACATTACCATATATTGATCTTTTAAACTTTAAAGGTCTATTTACAAAGTCTAGTCCTGATATTCTTCAGGCTGAACAACTTCGTATTGCCGAAAATTGTGATCTCTTTGAAACTTATGGTGCCCTAACAAAAGTTAAGGGCAACACTCGAATATTATCTACACAGTACGCGGAAAATGGTGTAATTCAAAAAATTCCGTGGATTGATTTTTACAAAACTTCAGATCTCGATGGTCAGATCCTTCGTCATACTTTAGTCGCAGCAGGTACGATTCTTGGTAGAATCGACGGTAGTAGTATTACTACGCTGAAGACGGGTAGGACGGCGGATCTTTTTCATTCATCAGACCAGCACGAAAAATTCACATATATTACAAATCAAAATCCAGATCTAGTAGGACAGGGGGATGATCTTGTAAAATACGACGGTGCGGTAATTACCAATTGGGGCCTTACAGCTCCGGGCGGCACTCAAACAGTTCGAGAATCCTTCAATACGTCTTCTACTTTTCAGACTAAACCAGCCAGTCAAATGACTGTTACGGATGATAGTACTATTACATGGGACGGTGCATCTACTAGAATTGATAAAGATGTAGCGGGTTCTAGATTATTCTATATTGAAAAGAAGTTAGACAACCAATTTTATGCAAGCTCCGACGCTAGACCCTCGCAGTATACTGCGGCTAATAGAGTGAGCTTCTTCACATACATCCCAAGAGGACAATTAACGGCCGACAGCATCGACCCTAGTTCATTTAATACTGGAGAAGCTGCGATGGCTGTTTGGGTTAGCCCAGATGGTGACACCGTTGAAAATAACCACTGGAAGTTCTACTTCGCTATTGGTGAATTAGTTGAGGGGTGGAATAAACTAAACCTCGACTTCAGTGGGGCCCCTGTTGGTCCAAGGGGACACTTTTATCCTGAAGATCAAACTATTAAGAGGGTGCGTTGGGACTTCAGACTTAATGATGAGACTCACACGCGCACGGGAATTCGTCTAGATAGATTCCATAGTTTGGACGAGGGTAACCCTATTGCAACCGTTTCTGGGGTTGGGACGCAAACAGGGGTTTATCAGTATGTTGTAACCTATGTTTCCAAGTATGGACAGGAATCTAACGCCGGTCCTGCCAGTGCTGCGGTTACAGCCGCCAGCCATGCACAAATTGATTTAACAAATATCCCCGTATCTGAGGATCTTCAGGTTACTGCGAGACAAATTTATAGAACTGTAGCCGGAGGTAGTTTATTCTTATTCTTAGATCGAATTGAAAACAACTCAGCGACTACCTATACAGATATCATTCCTGACGGCAGTCTAGGAACGTCTACCCCACCACAGGTTGGGGATTTCTCTGATGATAACAGCCCCCCACCTAAAGTAGGAATTTTCAAGGTATGGAAGGATACTGGTTTCATGGCCGGAGATCCGCAGAACCCCAATTCTCTATATTATAGTGAAGTTAATGAACTAGAAAGCTGGCCTCTACTTAATGAGTTCCAACTAGATGATAAAATTACCGCGATTTATGAAACATATTCTACCTTAATTGTGGAAACAGAAACAGGAAAGTGGCAAGTTATGGGGGATAACCCCGATTTCGCTGTAGACAAGCTTGTTGATAATATGGGATGTGTAGGTCGGAGGGCCGCAGGAAAGAGTCGTATGGTTGGTTATGCGGTTGACAAAGATGGGCTTCGTCTGTTTGATGGTAATAATACAGAAAAAATTAGTGAACCGATTAGAGATAAGTATGACGCATTACCAAAGAAAAATATTGATTTAATGCACACAACCCACAGTAAAAGAAGAAATGTTATCCTCCAGTTTAACCCAGATACTACATCGCCGATTCCTGAATATGATAGTATTTTTTCATATCAATACTCTATTGATGATGTAACAAAAGGTTATTGGACTACATTAAATATTCCTTCAGATATAAATATTCTAGATACCGTTGAAATTGAAGACACGAATAGTGATTTCCATCTATATGCTTCGGACGATTCTGGTATGGTTTATGAGTTCTTTACCGAAGGCCAACTTAACTGGACGGGTCCGACCGGATCTTCAACCCCTATTAAAACTAAATTCCAGACCCCTTATCTACGTTTGGGTGGGCCCCTCGGTCAAGAAGGAGGTTTCTCGGGTCGAGTACAACCACGCTATATTGAAATACGTGTAGAAAATAATACAGCAATTAACTGGACGGTAACGGTTGAATCTGCTGAGGGCTCCTCGCAGGTTCAAGCTCTTGATTCTCAAGATGTGGTTATGACATTTGGGACAAATAACTCACTTATCCGACAATCCCTTAAGCCTAATTTTCACCCTGGAGAGTTTGTAAGAATTACAGTTGAGAACAATGAAGCCGATGTAGATTGTCGAATTACTGGCATTCGAATCGCTGCTCAACTTCACCCATTCCCAGGGCAGGTAATTAATGTTAAAAGTGTTACATAATGTCCGAATACAGACGAGCATTTCCAAACCAAGAGACTAATAACCTTAAAGAGTGGACACCCGGTCGTCACTCTCAGTTAAGATTATTTGTTGCTCATCTTGAAAATGCATTCAATTCTAGTCTCGCTGCTCAGGTTTCTCAATCTAATAAAAGAGTGTTCTCTCCATTCATACCAAAGATTCCAGATCAGGATATTAATTCTGAGGTAGAGTATCGAGAAATCCGATTAGCATGGGCCGCGCCCAAAGGACTCAAACAATTTTTATTTTATGAAACCCAAATTAGTGAGACACCAAATTTCGCAAATTTAGATTCATTTGTTACATCCGATCCTTTCTATGTGTTCCCAAACTTATTAGATGGACGAACCTATTATATACGGATCCGAGTTGTTACAAAAAATCAATTATTCGGCCCCTGGTCTAATAATATTGTAGCGGTTGTTCCATTCTCACAGGCGTATGGATATTTTGATGGGTCAGCGTTTACGGCGCCTATCTTTCTATCAGAGGAATTCCAGCCTATTTTTGAAATAGACTATAATGCAATTGGAGGGAGAGCGTATTACTCTATAGATTATGAAATCTCTATTAATGTAACTGGGAGTCCAATATATAATGTTGAATGGACGGACGTAGAACTTCAATGGATTGTAGAAGATAACCAAGTTGGACAAAATTTTTTTGTTACATCTTATGGGACAAATAATACCGCAGCGTTCCCTCTCGGGTCTATTCTAGAAGTAAAAACAGCGGATATCGGGGACTTTACGACGCCCGATTCCTTACTTATGACTGGCCCATTTAAATTAATTCGTAGGGGAGCGTTTGTACAAAAACTTTCAACTTTAGTTGCAGGCTCTAACGTAATTCAATTAAAGGCCCGGGTTATTAATTGGCACCCCGAGCCTAATGACTGGATTTTTAATGATACTCCGGCGGACTCAGACGATGCCGACCCAATTTCTTCTGTGGTTTATGGCTCTCCAGCAACAATTACAACAAAGAATTTTAATATTTTTGAAGTATTAACGAGTTAAACATGGCCGGAACGGACTTTTTAAGAACATTCGCGAAACGATTTACAAACTTCACACACAGCCAGCAACAGGAGTTTGAACGTGCATTATTAGAAATGCAGGACTCAAAAGAACTATCAAGTTTAGAGTCTTCATTATCTTTACTAAAACGAAAAGTAGACCAAACTTTACCTATTCCTGTTTTAACTGTACGCGCAACAATTCGTGGGGCAGTTATTGAATGGGATCCCCTACCAGACCAGAGAATTAATTTCTATGAGGTAGATGTTTCTACAACACAAAATTTTAGTACTTTTGACACTTTTCCTACTTTCGGTATAATTACAGTACTTGATGGGTTAACCGCTACAACCTTTGTAAGAGTACGAGGAATTAGAAAAGACGGTACAACAACCCCATACTCAGAAAAATTAGGAGTGACTCCTAGTCTATTTGATATTACAACTCACACACAAGAAGATTTCTATGTAAATATTATTGGAACAGATCCAGTAGTTGTTCTGGGGGGGTCAGAATTAGATTATACCCCAATTAACTCAAATGGAAATTCAATGGTGTGGGGGTTCATTTCACTTTATGCAGATCCGGCTGTTGGTTTATTTGGGATAGATCAAATTACTGGAAGTGTGGTCGTTAAAGTTATTGATACGGATGGGATTTCATTGGTTGCAGAAGGAACAGAATGGTTGGAGACGTTTGGAGAATTTCATAATTCTTTTGCTATTGGACCATTCATATTAGAACACCCCCTATTAGGTCAGTCTCTCAACGTAAGATTAGAAGTACAAGATACAACGACTCTTAATGATGGGTCTGCGCGGGCGGCCGATAGTACAGTGGTGTGGTGGGCCCATCTTAACGTTTTGGAGCTTGGCATTTAATATAATGGCTAGACGAAGATCATATTTTGCTAAACGCATTCAACGAATGCAAGGGCTACCCACGGATGAAAAAAGTCTGCTCCTTAGGGTGGGTGAATTAATTGATGCGGCCATTAACAATAGAACCCCCAC